AAAGTCTTATCCATTATTTTACTAAATAAATAAGTAGCTAAATAGGTTAATGGCTCGTCATTATTTGCATCCAACTTTACATCAACACAATCTAAAATATGTACGGCTGCATGAATACACTCATGTACAATATGGTTAGGCTCAATTTTATCATTATCAAACAAAATTAAACATAATTCTTCATTTGGGCTTTGCTTAAAATAGCAAACGGCTAACCCATTTCTAGGTGTTAAATTGTGCTTTTTGTATGTCTTTTCTCTGTCGTCAGTAACAACTACCCTAACCTTGCAGGCGTATACATCTACTGGTATCAAAAATTCTATTGCTGGCATAATTTTATAGCCCAAATCTTTTATTACATTCCTTGTTCCATTCCGATTGAGTCATGTGCCTATCTTTAGTTAGTCCACAATTTAAACATTTATGTTTTTGAAAAACAAACATAAAGTCATCGTAATGGCATAGTCTTTCTTTACCTATTGCCTGCCAATTGTGCTTACACATAAACCATTGGTGAAACTTTTTCTTTATCCAGTTCATACCCTGTTTTTAAAGTAGCTTTGTTTATTCATTTCCCGTGCGGTGGCTTTGCCTATTTGGTCTGCATTCCTAATGCTAACAGCTTTGTTTTTACGTGTTTCGTGTATTAACAGGCTGTCGTCATAAGTACTGGATTGCATTGACCTTGATATGTTTTCGGCAAAGCTATTACGTTGCTTTTCCCGTCTTACTTCCAACGCTGGCATAATGTATTTTTGCGTTACGAACTTCTCGTACTCTCCATTGTTCATTGCGGTTAACGCATCTTTGTTAGCCCGTGTTGCTTTGGCGGTTATTACGCTTTCACCTTTGGATAGTTTGGCGTGTATGCTATCGCTTGTTTCCGTTCCAGCACCTTGCAAACCTACCACACCCTTTGCAAATTCTGGTATCGGTGTAGCTGCAATTACCGCTAGTTGTGCCGCTGCCAATGCTAAGATAGCAATAATAGCAGGGGGGTTCGCTAAGTTCTTTGCTACGGCTGTTGTAGTACCAATAATCAACTGAAACGAAGCGTTTGCTTTTTCCGCAATGGCTTGTTTCCTTAACTGCTGGCGTCTTACTTCCGCTTGCCTTGCTTCAAGTGCGTTAATCTTTTCGTTGTATGCAGTTTCTTGATTAAATAATTCCTCTTTTGTTATTTGCCCGTTTTCGAGTTGCGCTTGCCAAATGCCACGCATAATATCGTAGTGCTCTTGTGCTCTTGTTTTTTCACCTTCTAGTTGGCGGTTAATTGCTTCATCTTGTTGCGCTCCAATAGCACTAAATAAGCCTGTTAAGTCCCCTACTAAGGTAGTTACGCTACTCGTTAGTATAGAGTTAAACTCTTCTTGCTTTTGCCGTGCGCTGTCTATGCCAGCTTTAAACTCATCCCATAAGTCATCTGTAACTTGGGTAGCTAAGTCAGTTAACTCTTTGCTAGTCTTGTCAAGTTCTTTGTTAAGTTCGTTTAACTGAACATCGTTAAGTAGCTGCAAACTTTCAATTAACCTTATGGCTGCTGCGTTGGCTGCATCAATGTCAGTTGGTACGCTGTTGTCTATTATTTCCGAACCTAATACCGTGTCAAGGTTTTTCATTGATGCAATCCTAACACCTAGTAAGTAAATTTCATGCTCTAGGTCTTTTATCTTTTCAATGCCTGTGGCGTTCTTTAAGCGTTCCTCTAGTTTGGCTAGTTGCGCTTCAAAGTACGCAATACTGCCTTTATTGGTTGGGTTGGTAATGCTTTCTATCCTTGCTTCAAGGTCTTTAATTTCCGCTTGTAAAGTTCTAAATAACGGGCTATTAATATCGGTGTTTTCAAATTGGTCTTTTAACAAAGATAATTCTTCATTTAAAGATTTTAGCGTTTCGGTAACTTCTACGGGGGCTTGGTTTTGCAACTCATTTAATTGCTTTTCGTAGTGTTGAACGGCTAACGCTGCAAATCCAAAAGCTTCCGCATTAGACGCTACCAACTTATCCAGCATAGTCAATATCTGAACTAACTGCTGTATTTTTGTTTCGGTGTCGCCCGTTACGGTTAAAGTGTTTTGTATTTCTTGATTGTACTTTGCTAGTGCCGCTTCTGTTTCTAATATTGACTTATATAGCTTTTCATTGTCCCCTATAAATTGCAGGAACGCCAATGAAGGTACTGCTTGCCCCAAATAATTAAGCGAAGCCCCGTATTTATCAATCAATGAAATGTTACTGCCAAATATAGTGCTTATTTCATCTAGCTGCTTAACAAGTGCATTGCCAGCGGTTTCCTTAAAGTTTTCAAACTTTGCGTTTAACCTTTGCATTGCGTTAGTTGCATCGTCTATACTTGTGACTGAGTTAGCCAATTCACGGTCAATAATATTTGCCGCTGCTAATGCAAAATCTCCTGTTGCCCTAAATTCTTGTTGTAACTCAATAGCCGAAATACCTAAGTTATCCAATATCAATGGTGATTGTCTACCAATGCCAGTAATAATTGAGTCAACCAAATAATCAACTTCTTGTCCTGTTTCCGATGCCCTAATTGTAGCAAACTTTAATAAGGTAGGTAATGTTTCAAGTGATATTTTAAAAGTGTTTGCCTTAACCGCTAACTGCTTTAGTTGCAGGTCACTTACCGCAAATCCTGTTGATGCTCTTAATGCCCCCAAATCCTGCGAACTTGCAATAGCATTAAAGGCTTTTGTTACGCCTTGTGATTTATATCCTAATTGCACAAGTTCTTTACCAAACGCTAATAATTCTTGAATACCAAAAGCAATACCCACCGCACCTGCAATACTTCTAAAACTTGTAATTAGGTTGCCGTTGCCCTTTTCAAGATTTTGCGTTTCAGATGTTACCGCTTTTACACGCTTGCTAGTTTCTTCTATTGTTTTGTTGTATTGTACTATTTCATCGGGTGAATATGCTTTCTTTCGTTTCTTTTGGATTTCGGTTAATTGTTGTTCTTCTTGCGCTCTAATGGCTTTGCGCTTACTATGTGCTTTTTCTTCCTCTGCCGTAATGGTTTTGCTTGTGGTAACTGCACCTTCCACTACTTTCTTTTCACCCTGCTGTACGGTTTTAACAAACGCCTCAAACTGGGCTTTTGCTTTCTCCAACGCTAGGTTGTACTCTACTGTTACTTGTTCTAAAGCCATATATCACTAAGTTTAGCCACTCGTTTACTGTCATTCGTTTAATCCTATCAAATACCAACGGGTCGCCATTGGCTAGTGATAGTAATTCTATTTCTTGGTTGTTTCCTTGTGTGTATAGTTCGGCTCTGTACCATAGTATGTCTCGATTGCCAAGTTCTCCGCTTCTATCTTCATTTTCAGATACTGATACAAGCCCTTGAAGTCTTGCGTCAACTGTTCTAAATACGGTATGTATGCGTTCAACTTGGCTTGCACGAAAAAATCGTATAGCCCTATCCTTTCGCTTACATCGTTGGTGAATGTTTCTACCTTTTCGTTGTGTATCTTGCGGTCAAACTCAAACGGGTTTTCATCCTCACGAATAAACATTATTGCAGCCATATCCATTAACAAGGTAGGGTGCAAAATATTGTCTTTGCGTAGTTTCATTTCCCCTACTATATGCGATAGGCTTGCAAGGTACTTAGATACCCCTGCTACGTTCTTAGGCATTGCCAAAGCTGCTTCAATTTGTTTCTCCATGTTATCTAAGAACATAGCCGTTTCGTTGCTGTCTAGCCCCCTTGATAGTTCGGTTAGGAATAGTTGTATTTGACCTTTACGGATAACAGGAATATCCATGTCATCAATAAACTTAAAATACTTGCGCCCTTGTGCGTCTACAAACGCAAACTCCGTGCCTTTAAGGGTATCGCCTTTATAATGCCATAGCTTATTTACTTTGGCTCTAAACCATTCGTTGTTTTTGTATAGGTAGGCTATCATTGGGTAGATTCTTTAATCATTAAATATTGCTTTGGGGCTAGGTATAAATTGCCATCGTACCCCACCAAATTTAATTGATTTTTTGAATAGCCACTTTTAACGTAAAGCACATTAAAAGATGTTTCGCTATTTTTTCCAAGTATTATATCACCTTCTTTTGGTTCGTATTGTGATATTGGTTTAAAGTCCATCATTGTCTTAGTGTTTAATCTAATAAATTTATTACAATAAAGTTTAACCCTGCCAGCATAACAATGTAAAAAGGCATAATTAACAAGGTTTCAATACTTGCACCTATGTAAGCAAAACCTACATAACTATGAATACTAGCCATGCAAATAGGACAGCTAAACAAGGGCATTTTTAGCCACTCTGGTAAACTTTGTAGCTTGGTAGGTACAAACCCTAGTATCATGCCGTCACCCATTGCAGCCTTTAGCCCAAAGATGTACAAAGCGTTTACAATTAATGCTGCTATCATAGCGTTTGAGTTGGTTGGTTAGTAAGTACGTTAGTAGTGCCAATGATGTTATCAAATTTAACCGATAGGCATACGTAAGTTAACGCCCCTTTGGTTATGTCCACCGTGTCGTACAATAACCCACCTAACTCCGTTACCCATATCTTATAGGTTGCGTTAGGGTGGTAAAAATGTTCATCGGGGAACTCCATGTCTAAAGTTACCGCACCATCGGCATCGGCTTCAACATCTTCAAAATGTAGTTGGTTGATTGCAGTGTTTTCAATGTATATTCGATAGTCGCTACCAACGGTAAAGCTATCGCCAAAAGTAAAGCCAACGGAAGGGCTTATTAGTTTGGATATGGGGGTGCAATTTAAACAGTTCATAGGTGTAAAGATAATATTTTAACGTAAACTTTGCAAGTAGTTACCAAAGTAGGTGTTATCCATGTAGCGTTGTGTATCAAGCAAGTGACCCACCATTCTATCCTTTGGCTTGACTATTGAACTGTCCGCATATTCTATCGTTCTAAAGTCCTCTATCAAGTATTCACAACGGGGGTGTACCTTCCTATTCGGGTGTCTTGAAAATATGGCGTTGCTTAGTGCGCTGCTTTCTGCATGGCTTGGGTTCTTACGTAGGAAATCCATCTTTGCAGGGTTCAATACGTTTTGGATTATTTGGAAGTCCGTTAACCTACTATTGGCTTTACGGCTCATGGCGGTTGCATCGCCTGTTACTCTTATGTGCATACCCCCGTACTTTGTCTTGATGTATTTACATAACTCCTCTGTATAGCTTTCTTCTACTTGCCTGTCCTTTGCGCTTATTAGTCTAAATTCATCTAGTGTGTAGTAAAAATCATGCCCAAACTGATGGACGGTTGCGGTTGCAGGGCTTACGTTAAAGTCAAAGCTAACGTATAATGTTAGTTTGGGGTTGACTTCTATTGTGTCGTCTATAAAGCTATCTTTCCACATATAAAGAAATGGATTAGATACTTCTGGTGTACCCCACTCACCCAAAAAATATACCCTATGAAAGTTTGGTGAAGATGCGCCCTTAATCTTAATTTTAGCAATATCCTCAATGCTTAAAAATGGGTTATTGCGCCAGCTTGTTTCAATTATCTTACGGTCAATGGTTATTAACTCTCCATCTATTTCGGTTGTTTTTGCCCACTCTCCATCAAAGAAATAAGACTTTATCCAACTACGGTGGTCAGTAGGGTTAAAACTCAATAGCATTTGTTTGTAGTGGTTTAACCCACCCCGTACACGGGTATCTATTTGGTTGAAGTCGTCAACTGTAAACTCGGTGGCTTCCTCTAACCATACCCCTGTTGGTTTGTGGATAGACTTAATCTTTTCGCTGTCATCCAAACCCATGCAAATTATTTCATTGCCTGTGGGTATGTGTAGTATGGTGTGGGTAGTTTTGTTTAGGTTAAACTCACTACTGAAACCGCTTTCATTTATTGCGCTTAGTATTTCCTTCCAAATACTATCTTGTACGGTTCTACCTACTTTACGCAAACACAAAAACCTATGCCCTTGCTCGGATATGGTTCTAATCACTATCTTTTGAGCACAAAACACGCTTTTGCCGCTGCCAGCCGTTCCCTTAAATACCAAGTAAGGAGTGGTGTCGTATAGGTAGGGTAGGTATGTTTCGTTTATCTTCAATTCTGTTGGGCATTAAACGGGAAATACCCATAAAGGTCGTAGTGTAGGCTTGCGCTTATTTTTGCTAGTGGTGTTGGGTAGCAATTGTCAATAGCTGCATCTATTTCATCTTCTGTGGCATATTCTATCTTGTCGGTCATCTTTTTGCTACTAAGATAGTTAAATTAGCTTACTCGTAATTAATAGGGCTAATTCTATTAAATTTTGCCTATTTTTTCTAATCCCAATTGCTCTTAGTTTTTTAGTTAAGCTAGTAGCACTATCGTTTTTCTCTAAAACTAAAGAGCCACTTGGTACATATCCCCCTCCCATAATTCTATCAATAATACGCTCTTGCTCAACTATAATTCGTTTTAAATCATTTTCATTATTTGTTTTTTCTTTTTTTACTCTGATTTTCTGACTATGTGCACTGGCTATTTGAGATTTTACTAAATTACTTTTCTTGTCATATTTTAAATGACACGGCTGGCATAACAATAATAATCTATCCATCTCTACATTCCAATTTTCGGCATCATGGTCTAAATGGGCAACCGATAAATGTGTTTCATAAACACTACCTGACCTTGATGTTCTTAAATCGCCTTGATTAGCGTTGCAATGCTGACAAACATTATTATCCCTTTGCTTTATGTAACTTCTAATTTCTTTCCAATTAGGCGGATACTTACTAGCCTTTTTCATAATAAGCTAGTTTTAGTAAGAGTTAAACCAGTTGCCTTATTGAAATAGCTTGTTTCGGTAGGGTTGCGCCTAAAATATGCCGTTACCGTATTGTAGCTTATTCCACTTTTTATACAAGCCGACTTTAAGGTATTGTAAGCTAAAATATCCTTTTCGCTTTTCGGTATTAGTATTATTTGTCCTTTCATGCGTACAAAATACGATTATTTATCCAAATGAACAAACTATAAACGTATTTATTGTGCAATGCTATTCTTTTGGGCTATCCATCGGTACTACCTCTATCCGTACTACCCTGTCTTGTATCTTATCACCCCCACTAGTAACGTCAACCTTGCTGCTATCTCCGTACACGTTCTTATTCTCCTTACCCATTTGCCATTTAAGTGTATCTATCAATACCTTTGCCGTTTGTGGGTCTATTTCGCCTGTCATTAACTGCTCTAGTATATCGTCTATCTTATCGTCTTTGGTGTCGGCTCTGTCTTCTCGCGCGCGCGTGTATTGTGTTAGTAATTCGGGGTTTTCAAACTTCCACTTACGAAAAGTAGCCCAAGATGGGTATTTGTCTGATTGCTTTAAGGCTTTGCGAATAGATAAACCATCTGCAACGTGCTCGCATATTTCGGCACATAACTCAAAGTTGTATTCACTTGGTCTACCTACTGCCATACACTACAAGGTTATGTCTTATTTCTCTACTACAAGCGTAAAGGTTCGCTAATTCTTGGTTGTCATTCAGCCATTCGCACCAAGTACTAAAGCTAGGGTATTTATGGCTTTGTGCCAATACTGCCCTTATGCTAGCCCCGTTAGATACTTTATTGCAAATTTCCTTTACTAGCTTTATTTGTTCACTTGGTTTACGCATAATTACTTTCGTTTAGCTAAGTTAGTGTTAATCTTTGATAATGTTACTTTACAAGTATGGCAATATCTTCTTCCGAAATACCATAAGCTACTTGATTTCCTAAGTTACCATCCTTTAATATTGGCGCAATACGATATGAAATGTGTGGCTTATCGTAAAGATGTACAAATAAATCTACTATTTTAGCTTGCGTACTTGAACGGTATTTATATGCAAACATGGTGCCAATGGGATATTTAACATTCGGCAAGATAAGTTCTTTAGCTTTTAGCCTTAGTTCTCTTTGAGTTGCTTCACATTTCACTATTTCTCGTTTCTTAACTGCTATTTCAGCGTTAAGGTTTTTGTTTTGTTGTATTAGTTCTTCTAGTGTCATTGGTTTAGTCTTTTTATTGGTTAAACAATTGATTTAGCTTTTTACTCCTAATCTTTTCAAGAATAATCGCAACTATAATTATTGTGATTATCTGTAATCCTAGTAATGTCATTGGCTTAGTTTTTATTGGTTAGTATGTTATCTTCGGGGTTATCTTTCAATCGCTTTACGCCCTTTTGATATTCCTCACGGGTCAAATGCGCTGGTTCTAATCCGTTGTTAGGGTAAATGCCTATGTACTCCTTATCGGCTGCGTGGTGGGGGTTTATATTGGGTACTATTTGAATTTGTGGATTATCTCTTAGTGCCATATAATTAGCCAAAATTTTATTATATTGCAAATCCCAATAGTCCCGTTCTTTCTCCATACTTTTAAAGTTCTGTTTGCTTTCAGACCTAAAGTACCTACCAATCAAAAAAGTAATTACAGGGGCTACTATGCCTATTGTTATGGTTAATGTGCTCATGCTGTGTTGTTTAGAATGTTAAGTTACAACTTTTTGCCCGTATTTACAACTCTTTAGGATTACTTAATAGTTCGGCTAGTTGCGCTCTTAGTTGGGTGTTTTCTTGCTCTAAGTCAATTAACCCTTTGCGTACTTGCTCTATAATGGTAAATAGTTCATTTAATTTGTTAGGTTGCTCAACTTCGGGGGAAACTTCTACCGCTGGTATAGGGGGTAGTTGGTGTTTATTAGGGTCAATACACCAATCATATACTTTATTCCAAAAATCCGATAGTTGTGGTATTTTTTCCCAATTACACATACAGCTAATAGCTTGATGTAAATTTTCAACTTCCGCTTGGTAGCTTTCGTATTTTTCGTCAACTACACTTAAAGCAAGTGTGTTGTACGGTGATGGTAATTGTTGTAGGTATTCTCTAATTGGTTTCATAATCTTGTTTTTTAGCTGCCCACTACCCTAACAGCCTTTGCACAAATTGTGAGTAGTGGGCAACTGTTTAAAAAATTTACCCGTGAGCAACACGCCCACGGTTTCAAAATGTGTATTGATGTATGCGCTCCAAAATACTTTTTGTTTCAGCGCACTTCCAAGTAATTCCCACAGGAATTGCTACGTTTTTTTGGGTCGTTAACTCTGTCGCAATCTGCTCTAGCTTTTCCCTATCAATGCCGTTGTACAATGGCAATACTTTTTTAATCTTATCGGCTAACTCAACACGCTTGGCAAATTTTTCCTCTCGTCTTGACTTTGCCCAGCCCTTTGGTTTGGGTTTCTTAATGCGAGGTTTGCTTTCAAATTGAGCAAAATAATCGTCCCTATCGTCTGTCTGAAAATAGTTAGCCATTGTATTGATTTTAAATCCGTGAGCAACACGCCCACGGGCGGTAAAAGTATTATAAGGGGGTAATGGCTGCTTTCTTTAAGCACCATAAGCTAGGGCTGGAACATTAAATACCTAAGTAACGAAAAAAAATAACCTTAGTTAATTAATGGCTTTATTCTTAACCATTACCCCCTGTATTATCAAAGAACTTTCACTTAATTACTACCCTCCAAATATACAATTACTTTTTTTAATTACGCAAATTATTAAGTAATTATTTTTACGCTTTTGCAATCTTTTTTTAGAACACGTTAAAGTCATCTTCATTCGGTCTGTTAATCTTGCTTAGTGGTCTAGGCTCAAAGGTATCTAGTGAATAGAACCGACTGTGAGCACCGTCAAACCCTTGCTCAATCGTTCCTAATCCACCGTTTCTATGCTTGCCAAATATTATCTCACATACATTTTTAGTGCTTCGCCCGTCCTCATAACTTTCTACATTGTAGTATTCGGGGCGGTATAAAAATATTACCGCATCCGCATCTTGTTCTATGTTTCCGCTTTCTCTTAGGTCAGATAACATAGGGCGTTTGTCGGCTCGTTCCTCAACCTTTCTACTAAGCTGTGATAGGGCTATTACTGGTATCTTTAGTTCTTTGGCAACTAGTTTTAACCCCCTCGTTATTTCGCCTATTATAGTGTCCCTATTGCCCCCGTTGCTTATGCCTGTCATTAGCTGAAGGTAATCAACTATTATCATTTCAATATTGTGTTTTTTCTTTAGTGCTGTGGTTTTGGCTCGTAATTGCGTTATACTTAATCCTGCCGTGTCGTCAATGTAAATTGGTATATTTAATCTGTGCAACTCGTTTATTAGCGCATTCTTATCCGTGCTATCTAGTCTTGTTGGGGTTCTTATTCTATCGCTGTTAATGTTTAACTCATCGCTAATCAACCGCCCTGCTAATTGTTCCTCTGACATTTCAAGGCTAAAGAATGCAACTGCCCTACCAAATTGTGCAGCACCTTTAGCAACTGCTAAACTAAAAGCAGTTTTACCCATTCCTGGCCGTGCTGCCACTATCACTAAATCAGGGCTTTGCCAACCGCCCGTAAACCTATCCAAGTCAGTTATGCCACAAGGTACACCCGTTAATTCGTCCGTACTATCCGCTAACTCTAGTATTTTAGTGGCTAGTTTTTGAGATACATCATAAAGCATTGAACTTGTTTTGCCCGTTAGCGTGTTGGATATTTTCATTATATCGCTGTAAACACCCTCTAGTAGCTGAAATACATCTATCTCATCGTTGTATGCGTTTTTCATTGACTCCGCACTAATGCGTATTATTTCCCTTTGGATAAATTTTTGCTGAAGTATTCTGCAATGGCTTTCAATATGTGCGGTACTTGACACACCATCAGTTAATTTGACTATGTACATTAAACCGCCAGCTTCGTCTATTCTACCTTGTGTTTTAAGCCTATTAAATACCGTCATGGTATCTATTGGCTCGTTGTCATTAAACAGCGTTTGCATGGCATTAAAAATAGCCCCGTGCCCGTTTTTATAAAACGTGTCCATTGTAATTATACCAATGGCTTTTAGCATGGCTTCACGGTCTAATAATATAGTTCCTAAAACAATACCTTCAAGGTCAACTGCCTGTGGTGGTATTTTGCCGTACTCATTCATATTTTATCTTTTTAGGTGCTGATACTGACGTTGTTTGTGGTTCGGGTGTGTACTTGTTTTGTTTGGGTGCAAACCATTTCGGGCTAACCCATGCACCTTGAATACTTGCCTTTAATCCTTCGGTATATTTTTTAGGGTCGCAACTAGCACTAGCAACAAATTCGTTTATGGCTAATTGTCTTGTTGCTGGTGAATAAGGTGGTTTAGGTATTGACTCCCGTACTTGCTCATATTGAAACCAAAGTTTTTTATGGTCGTCTGTAAAGTTGTCGGGAAATTGCGCTTCGATTTTTTCTTTATCTATTTCTTTTTCTTTTATGGAATTAGAAGATGAAGATGAAGATGAAGATGAAGATGAAGAGCGATGGTTTTGCGAGTCGTCTGCGATACTTTTACCATCGCTATGCGATACATCCTTCCATCGCTTTTGGTTGCCAATCTTACCTGCTTCGCTTCGTGAAAGCCTGTATTGCTCTTGCTTTTGTCGTTCTTGCTCTAAGCGTTCATTTATGTACCCGTGTTCATTTTTTACAAACTTTTCCAGCACAATATTCAAATCTTTGTTGCTTAATTCTGTCCACTTTTTTAGTACTTTTTTATCAAAAGGAAGGTAATTTTTGTCCCATTGCTTACAAAGCAAACGGATATAACCACCAACTTGAGCTGCTGTCATTTCGTCCGTACCCATATAGAAGTCGGCTGCATATAATTGAAATGCTGGTGATTTACTCATTTTGAAAAGTATTGAGCTTGGTTTTCAGAAATTATTATATCAAGGTCTTTTTGTGTAAGATTAAACCATTCGCCGTGCTCTCTTAAACTTTCATAAAAAGTATGCAACTCCCTTTCTTTTTGAAAGCCACCAATAAAAAAGCAAATTATAGTAATGTTTTTACCGTGCTGCTTTAGTGAACTTGAACGATTTATTAAATTACTACTAGCCCCTATCTTATAAAGCAATGTATCGGGGTTGTAAGCTATGTAGCAAAACGTTTCTTTTTTATAGCACTGAATTATATCGCTATACAGCTTATCGCCAACTACATAAAATAGTGGTTTAATCCTATTTATTACATCTCCATCACAACCTTTACCGACTATTCTAGTCAAAGATTTATTGTCGTTTGGCAACCAACCATTAATACAGCAAAAGTCTAGTAACCTTCTATACGCTCCCTCTTCAATAAGAGTTAAGTCGTTCATTTGTATATCTGCAAAGGCATCTTTCGGCTTCCACAAATAAAAAGGATTTGAATTATCCATAAAATAAAAAGCCCCTTTGCGCTTTCACCTACTCGGAATAGGCTACGGCAACAAAAGGGCTATAAGTTAATTTTTGAATCTAACGCTATTGTTTCCGAGCCAATAGTATTAGTTTAATATCGTTCCGCTAATATACGGGTTATTCAGCTATTTTGCAAATTTATGGTAATAATTTTCACCACTACACAACCACCGAAAAAAGCTAGGATTGCGCTCCAGCGTTTCCATTGCCTTGTGATATTCTGACAACCTATCGGGGTAATTAGGCATAACCTTTTGAGGGGTCTTTGCATCAACTATTACCCTTGCTTTCGGACGGTCTATCCACTCTGGTAAAAGTTCTTTAGCAATTAGTTTACGTGCCTGTCTTAACGAGTAATTATAGGCTGCCCGTTCACTTATGCACTTTATACACTCGTTGCGTAGTAAGCCGTTACGGTACACGTAATAGTATTGCTTAGTCGCTGCTTTTGGTTGTTGGCACTTGGTGCAAATTTTCATCTTTGTAGTACCTTCTGTTTTCGATTTGTTGAATTAGTGCCGCCCGTTGTTCTTTAGTCGGGTTCATTGGGTGTCCTTTTGGAAATGTGCGAGTATTAACCACTTCCAATAGGTTCTGTTTCCTTTCGGGTTTGGGTTCTTTTACTTGCGCCCTGCATTCGTATAGCCGTGCTTTAGTGTATTGGTAATAACAACCTTTGCAAACGTAGCTACGTATTATGCCGTTTGACCGATAGTAAAAGTTGTCGGGCGTTTTAACAAAAGGCAATTTACATTTATTGCATTGGCAAATTTCACCCTCTTTAACATCTTGTTGACCTAATTGTCTAGCCATGTAATCTCTTTTTACTAAAGCCCATTTTTAAGGCTTCTGTTGGGTTATCTTCAATGAACCTATGGCAAGTACGGCAAACGGCTAAAAATGTATCTACGTTGCTTAAATTTGCGCCCCTACCGATAGTATGGTGCACATCTTGTACAACCGTTGTACACCCCGTTAAATTAGCTTCGCAATATAAATGCTCCGCTAAAAACTGTTTCCGCACTTTTGAGTATTCGGTTAGTGCTTTAGCTTGCTTAGTGCTTACGGGTTTAATCTTTGTCTTGGGTTTCTTTTCCCGTGGTTCGGGTTTGGGCTGTGGTGTAAATGGTCTCATTGATAGTAAACATTTACAGCAGCAGCGATAAATTCGGCTATTTTATGATTATCACTATCGTAAGCAACATAAATAGATACAACCATATCACTTGTTGGCTGCATAGATTCAAGTTCTATTCTTGCTATTTTAGCATTATTTAGGTGTCCCCAAATTTCGCTTCCTACTGTGTACTTAACTGGCTGCATACTAAACGCCTCCGATACACCTACTATTATTTGTTTCATAACCGTATGTTAATTGATTTTTGCCATACTGGCATCGTAAATTAAGATATTCTGGTGAAGCATTAATTCTATCCTCTTAAAATCAGGCTCATCATTTTTCAAGGTTTCAAAGGCATCTTGCAACGCCTTAATAGCAGTAACATAATTCGGAAAAAGTATGCTAAACTGTCCAAAATGCAAAATGGTAATAACGCTTTCATGAGTACTAATAGCATTTAATAATATACGATTGCCAGTGGGTTTTCCCGTTATTTCGATAAAAACTTTCATTTTATTAGTATTTTTTAGTTATACGGTTTAAAATTTTTTGGCACTTTTGGTCTAACAAAAATCTTTACTTCCTTTTTGTATGTTTGGCAAGGTCTATTGCAACGACAACACTCCCATTCTCCGCTGCCCATGTAAGAGCCTTTTACCCAAGCAACATCATAGTCGCAGCAATAAGACTTTTCAACAATTTCCATTTTATAATTACTCATGGTATAATAATTTTAATCTTCAATAACAAAACCAAATTCATCTTCATAAGAATATTTACCATGTTCACCTGTATGGGTAATGCCGTTAATTGTAACATCTCCTCTAAGAGTTCCATTAAACGATTGGGTAAGGTTCAATTCTACGTCAGTTCCGTTAAATAATTCTTGATTTGTGATAACTACTTTCATTTCCTGTGCTTTAGTGGTTAAGTGTAAAACAAAGATAGCCTTATTATTTGAATTATTACGCAAAGTATAAAAATAGTTGAAATTATTTTTTGCAGCTACTCAATAAGTCAATGTCTTGATAAAATTGCGCCTTGTTAATTACCGTGTAGCGTAAGACTATCCAGCCTACTATTTGCGCTTGGTTGTACTTCTCGCAATCGTTAGTAAAGCCTGTTAAAGTGGTGTGTCGGCTTTTCCGACTTGATATGCCTTCATATTCGATAAGCACGTTTAAGCTAGGTATTGCTATATCTGCTCTCCATTTTCGTGTATTGTGGAACTTGTATTCCAGTTCGTAGGCTATGCCTTTAGATTGCAGATATAAACAATAGATAGCTATTTGTGGGCTTTGTTTCAAAGTAGGCTTAGTTGCGATAATGATTGTTTTGCTGCATCACAGTTCTTAACGGCTACATCAAAATACGATTGTTTCAGTTCAAATCCTATTCCTTTGCGCCCCATCTTTACCGCTTGGTAAACCTCGCTGCCAATACCCATAAACGGAGTTAATACCGTATCGTTAGGGTTAGTGTATAGGTGTATCAATCGTTCAATAGTATCAAGCTGCAACGGGCAAATGTGCTTCTCGTCTTTCTCGTCACGGGCACTCATGTACTGTAAAGTATTCCCGTATTTAATATCCATCCAAACAGGCGAAGCGTATTTTTGCCACGTGTCAACATCAATAGTACATTTTACAGGGTTTTCACGTTCACCATCTTTGCGAAAAATCAATACGTAATCGGGTATTCCAACACGGCTCATAGTGCTATCTTTTTTTACTTGCTTATGTAACAAGCCTAAAGCCTTTGTACGCTGCATTTCAACTACTGGGTCTTTCCATATTGTTACCCTGCTATGATAAACGAACCCTGCATCGGTAAACGCTTTAATAATCAATCCGCTAAAGTCACGCAATCCAATAAATCCTTCTTTGCCTTTTTGTATTGGCAAGTCCATACAATGTACCGCCACATTCCTGCCACTCATTATAACCCTATGTAATTCCCGTACCAAATAACCGAACTGAATTAAGAATTGGTTATAGTCGGTACTGTTACCCATATCTTCAATATGGTTTGAGTAAGTGTAAAGGTCTGCAAACGGTGGGCTAAATACCGAAAATCCAATACTTTCGCTTTCAACTTCTGCAATCTTTTGTACGCAGTCGCCACGCTTAATATGGTATAAATCGGTTTTTACTTCTTGCTCTCCATCAATTAGTGTGATACTGGTTTCCATGTTTAGGTTTTCGTTTATGGTTTTGGATAGTTCGTATTGCATTTTTTTAAAGTCAAGTTCTTTGCGTTTAATCACTTCCAATACGTTTGTCATTGTATCGGTTGTGATAATGTAAATGTTAACTTGGTTTTCTTGCCCAAACCGATATGAACGCCTTATCGCTTGGTATAAACTTTCAAAGCTAAAGTCAAGCGAAGCGAATATTTGATTATGGCAATTTTGATAGTTCAAACCAAACTGCGCTATTTTAGCTTTAGTAATTAGGGTGCGAAATTCATTCTTTGCAAACCCTAACAACTTGCTTGCTTTATATTCGGGGTTGTCTGAACCTTTAACCTCAACCGATTGCGGTATCATTTTACGGATATGCTCGCCTTCCTCGTTTTGTTTTACCCAAACAATAAAATTTTCTGTCGAATTATTAACGAGTTCCGCTGCCATTTCCATACGGGGCAACAAAGTAATACGTAGTTCGCCATTAAAGTTAGTGGCACTTATCGCAACATCGTTAAATAGTTGCCCGTTGTCACGCTTTGGGGTGGTTATGGTGTGCTCCACAAAGTTTAACGGGGGTAAATCGTACCCTTCCATATCAAAACCAATATCGCAAGGTTTAGATAGCATTACCGCCCAAGTACCTACCCACTTGTAAAAGGTTTCGACTGCATGCCCTTTAATGCGCCATTTAGCCGTTTCTCCACCATCATGCACAAAGTACATCGCTAACATTTCATTGCGCCCCATAACGTCTAAAAACTCGGCATGGTTGCCTATTTCCATCGGGTCGTTAGGGCTGGGTGTTGCGGTGCAAGCTAATTTATATGGTGTGTTGGCAAACTTATCAAGTATTAGTTGTTTCGTTGCGCCTTCAAAGTTTTTTAAGATACTCGACTCATCCAATACAATACCCTTGTAAATTGACGTATCAATATTATCAAGTTGCTCATAATTGTTTACATCAATATTGGATATATCAATGCCAAATTGTGCAGCCTGTTCGATTGTTTGACGTACCACAACTAACGGTGCTAATATCAATACCCTGCCGCCCGTGTATTCAGCTACTCTATACGCCCATTCTAATTGCATGAACGTTTTGCCAAGTCCACAATCCGCAAACACCGCATATTTGCCAGCCTTTAAAGCCCTGCGAACTATGAACGATTGGAACGGAAATAGCAACGGGTTTAATTCCTCAACATCAAAACCCGATATGGTTAGTGTTTTGGCTTTGGTTTCTAAAAATTGAAGGTAATCATTCATGGTTGGTTAATTTACTTGCACGTTTTTCAAAAAAGCCTTTATGCTGTGGATTATTATTTTCAAAAACCCTAGCAAACAATGGCGTAATGTTGTTGTTAATCTTGAATTCCTTGCCTTCACTTACTGAAGTGTGGTAACGGATAGCTTCGATAATAGCTTTAGAACCGTAATGCTTTACACCTTTGTTGATTAACGCTAGTGCCATTTGCTCAAAGGTCTTATAAACTTCGGGGTGCGCTTCGTTGTATTCTTGAAACGCTTGGTTAACTGTTTTCATTTGGTTTTTATTTAGTGGTGTAATCAATCTCGTTTGGGTCGGGTATCTCTATACTCCATTCCTGCATTGCGTGTTGCTGAATAAGGTTAACAATCGTGTTAAATTCTGCCTTATCAATTCCCTTGCTGCTATTGGATAGGCTTATAGGCACTTTTAACGTAGCATCTAGTACGGGGTTATACTCCAATCGGTGTATAAAAAGTTCGTTTAATAGTGCCCGTATTTCATCAACACTCGTTATAATCCCTTTATCTAAAAATCCAAGCCTTATCCTGTCAACCACCACCCCAAAAAAATACTTTCTTTGAGCGTGGCTAATGTTATTGGTTTCGGGTTTAATAGTCAGTTGGTATTGACCGTCTTTTAAACCTTTTAGCTGGCGTGTTAGGGCGTTCTTATCCAAATCAAGAACGCCCTTTACTACGCTGCAATATATTTCAATCTTTTTCATATCCGTTGCCTTACCGTACCTTGCAGAACTGCCAACTTGTATTCGGCTTCGTGCGCTCTTTTGGATAGCTTTTGCTGTGACTTGTGTAGGGCTTTATACAAAGGGTGCAAATGGATTTTATCTTCATCAATAACCAGCTTTTTAAGCTCTATTATCTCATTCTCGAAGTAGGCAATTTCAGCCTTTAGTTTGCCATTTTCGATACGCTCCTTTGATAGTTCAACTTTAGCGTTGTCAAGTTCCAATAAAGCTAATTTAAGGGCTTCATTTTCGCTGTATTTGCGCCTTAACCTTAATAGGATATTGTCTTCAAAGTTTTCCATAACCTAGTCGTTAAACTGTTGCCCCCTGTTACGTTTGTCGTATTCGTCAATGAATGCAAACGCTTCGCCTTGCGCTATGCGTTCTGCATCGGTTAACGGCTTGCTAGGTGTTACCCTATACGCCCTACTTTGCTGGGTATTCACTTCCCTGTAATAGCGTTCCTCTTTAAAGTCGGGCGGTAAGTTGCTAATCATTGACATTTCCTGTTGTTGTTCAAATAGTGATTTACTCATGTTGTGGTTATTGTGGTTAATAATAACGCTAAGGTACTACTATTATTTGAATTATTACACTAAAGGTAAAAATAGTTTTAGGCTATTTGAAAGTCTTTAACCGTTCTTTACAGGCATTCGTAAAGTTGAAGTTTTGGCGCACAAAATCGGGTTGTGTTTCGCCAAACACTTTTAACTCCTCTAGGTTTTTAACATTAACCAGTTTGGCAATCGCTTCGCTTACCGCTACGTTAACATCTAATCCACTATCACACCATTCCTTTATAGCTACGCCAGTAGCAACACTAGGCACGAATGAAGGATTACCCATAAACAACCCTGTACGGTCTTTAGATGCGGTTGCGTTGTGCTGCATATCCATTTCAAGGTTAACCGTCAACTCATATTCCCAACCGTCACGGGTTACTTCCTTCAATCCAGCTTTTTCGACCTTCATTTTACCGTTGCCGTCTTTGGTCATTTCATAATCCTGTTTACGCCTTACGGTTGTGATTATGTGGCTTGGGCTATTCAGCATTGATTTGATAAAGGCATTGTGTCGGGGCGTAATTTTACCCCATGCTTGATAAGTACCACCTAAACGCTCCTGCTCTTGCAAACAGAACTCCCATTCGTGCGTAATACTATCCACTATGATAACTTCCATGCCAGCCATTTCGCACTCGCTAATCGCTTTTATGTAGCTTTCGGGCGAAGTGTCTTTAAGAGATAGTACACTATAATCTCCGAGGTGTGCGTAAAGGTCGGCACTTCCATTTTCGGTATCAATAACGGCTACCTTATTCCAGTCGCCAGCCAATCCGTAGGCTATCTGTAAAGCTGAATAAGTTTTGCCACCACCGCTAACGGCAGATAAGCCTAACCGTATTTTTGCTTTGGTTCTCGTTGCTTTTCTTAAATTGCTCATTTTGAGTTGCGTTTGTTTGGTTTAGCTGGTATAGCCTTTAAATGGGTTGCTAATCTTATAATTGCGCTTTCAGCGTAGAAAATTGACCGCCCAACATTTTTGGTATCGGTAATTTTAAACTCAAACCCGTTGCGTTTGGCTTTAGCTACCTTGCCTGTCCAACTTGATAGGCTTGCGGCACGAACCCCCAATAAGGTGAATAATAGGTTTGCGCTGTCTTGTACACTTAGGTATTTCATAAATGGTTTTTAGTTGATTAAAAGGGAAGACTTGTATCGTAATCGTCATTGCTGGCGGTTTCATAAGGTGCTGCCGTATCGTTAGTAACTTGGTTGCCCTCAATACGCCATGCGTCAAGATTGGTGAAGTAAGAAACTTTGCCGTCTTTTTCCCAACGGTTGCCACGTATATTAAAATGGATAGTAACCGTGTCGCCTGTATTGTAACGGTTCAGTACATCGCACTTATCGCCTGTGGCTTGAAACTTTACGTAGTCTACCACTTCCCTATCTGCTATCATTTTGGAAGTAACCAGCACGAACTCACGGGCTTTAAATTTTTCTGTTTTTTGTTGCGTTGGGTAAATCTCAAAAAGTTTACCGCTTAGTTGGAAGTCCATATTAAAATTGGGTTTTTACGAATAAATAAATGCTGAATAAAATGAAGAGATAAAATAGCAATAGTGCTAAATCCATCTGCGTGTAAGGTCGTTTAAACATTAACTAGGTTTAAGGCTGTGATAATGCATGAGGCTTGTATGCACTCGTTGCCGAAAACAGTAAGGTCTTTAATGTTTTCTAAGTACTCAAATTGATAAGTCCAAATACCATTTTCAATACCAATGCTAATTACACCAGTTGGGCTAAAAAATATCTCATTTTCTTCCCACCCGTGCTTTTGAATTTCCGCTAATATCTCGGCTTCGGTTGCTGGTCTGTCTATGCTTTGAAAAAAAGTTAATTTGCCATTAAGTTCTTGAAGAGTATAACCATAATGTGGGTCATATTTATCGTAAAAAAAGGCAATTCTTTTACCCCAATATATTACTGCCTGTCCTGTGTTGTATTCCATAACGCTAAGTTAAAGTAAATTATTGAATAAAAGAAATTATTTCGTAGTCTTTTTGGTGAAAAGTGTACCGTAATCCGTCTTTAATAATAGTTAAAACTTTGTGGTTGTCAACCGTGCCAGTATAGACTGCCCCGTGTTTTAGAAAGCCTACGTGCTTTACTCCTTGTTTGATGTATGCTTTTACCGTTGGGCTGTCAAAAGTCGCTAAGGTTACGTTACAATCGCTAGGTAGCCATATTGTAGGCTTGCCTTGTGGTGTCCATCTACGCCCCCTATTCCCAAATACGGATAGATAAGCGTAAATGAAGATGTTGAATAGTGCGTTGCTGGTCATAGGGCTAGTTCTTTAGCTAGTTTGCGTAATGCCTTTGCTACTTCGGGGGTTGCCCCATCACTAGCCCAAAGTATCTCACGTTGCACCCGTGCCTTGCTTACGCTTTCGTTTTGTTGCGCTTGCAGTTCTTTGATAGCGTTCAACAAATAAGGCATAACCGTATTAGCTTGTTCGGGGGTTTCCGCTTTGCCGTTGGCTAAAAGCGTTTTGAAGGTGTCAGTCTTTAGAAAACTCATGATTTAGTTGGTTATAAGTTAAAAAATGTTCAATGGCAAATTCTTTGTTATCAGCTAACCACGTTGCATAATCTTCATCGCATAATTCGTGGTCAATAACGTGCTGTTTAAGGTCTGTAAACTTGATAACCTTTTTGAGTTCGGTATCTTCGTCAACCGTGTAGTTAACGTGAAAGGCTTGTATCGTTTCTCGGAGTGAATATATTTCAATCATTGGCTTAGTAGTTCGGGGTTATCAAAGATGTTGCCGATAACTTCAAGGCGAGTTAAATAGTCGTTACTAATGGCAAAGTCATAATCTTCGCCCTCGTATTCAATCTCCCAATTTATCGGTGAATAGCCGTTAGGGATATACGTTACTGCAAACGCCCCGTTAATGTAAAGCACTTGCAGGATTGTTTTAGTTGGGATATACTTTACAATATCACCCTCCCAAATCTTATTGCCGTTCTTATCGGTTAAGCCTGTGTACTGGCAAACTGTTTCGGGGTCTACTTGAATCATTACAACATCAGCTTGGTCACCAAATCCACGGCAAATAAAACATTCGTTTATAATGCCTGTTACATTTGGTTCAGAGTGAATAACTCTACCACTTTCCCATTCACCATTATCAAGGCGTTTGGCTTTAAATAATATTTCTCTCATTTGGTTTGGTTTATTGCCTTGTCCAGCTTATAGCAAACAAAGGCGTAAAAAAATAGGGTTAGTGCTAGTTCCATTAGTCGTGCTTGTAAGGTTTTTTATCCTGTAAATCCGTCTTTAAATCCATCTCTATACCTTAAGCTGCCATACGCTATAATTGCATCGGCTAGGGCTACTTTATCTACATTTTCTGAAAATATCATTTTGGATATTTCGCTGAACTTATCAGTTGCCATTTGGCAATAATTTGGCTTTTCAATTTCGGTATTCATAATAGGTTTGTTTAGTGGTTAAGTTATTGCAGTGTAGGATGCTGCGCCCCGTGTTTGGTTATAAAAACATACACTCATTAGGCGAAAAGTCGGCAGTTATAAATTTCTGCACATCTTCGGCCCAAATTTTGCAAGATACTCTCTTGTTTGGGATATATTCAACAACCTGTTGGACCGTGCCGTTAAGGTTTCTAAAGTTTGATTTTGTGTTGATTATTGCGCTTCCAATTACTGTTTGAGTTGCCATTGTGTTGTTGTTTAGTTGTTAACGATGTTCAAATATACAACCGTTATTTTTATTGCGCAATAGTTAGCACAAAATAAAGCACTAATTTTATAGCCTATTTTTGCAAGTTTTTATAAACTGTTGATTATCAAAGTGTTTATTTTTAGTTAGGGCAAATAAAAAGCCCGACGGTAACCACTCCGTCGGGCAAAACTAACCAACTAAACTAAAACTTCAATTCGATAATAACCCAAACACTAGCCCAACTATTAACCCTGTTATTGTAGTGCTGCCACCAATTAACAGTAGTCTTTTCCTAATCGACCTCTTTTCTACATTGCAACTGTCATCGCTAGCGTTTAAAATTATGTCTTTTTTCGCAATTATGCTATCCTTTAGGGTAATAATTTTATCCTTTTCGATATTCTTTGCTTGCAAAGCCATTATTAGCGTGTCCTGTTTCACCTTTGCCAACTTCAAATCGTTCACGTTCATTTGCATGAGTGATGCGAATTGCTGGCACGTTTCTAATTGCAGCAGCCTAACGCTTATGGTGTCCATTTGCGCCACACTAATTACAATGCTATCACTTGATAAGTTTTGCGAACTCACGCTTGCGCTGCTCAATATCCATATCAAGATACCTATTAATAGTTTTCTGTCCATAATTTTTAGATTTCAATATTTGTACCTCACGTTGCTCTACTTGCTCCACTAATTCAACTACTTGTGGTTGTAGTTCCTGTATTTTGCCGTCTAGGACTTTAATACGGGCATTCCTAGCGGTTATCTCGTTGTTTAGGACGGATATGGCGGCTTGCTCTTTTGCTATCGTTAAATTAAGCGTTTTGTTCTTTTCCTTTAATACCCCCAAACGGTAAAAAAATACTGCACTTGTTATAGCGAGGGCAAGTATTATCGCTGCGGCTATGGCTATCCAATATTGTTGTTTCATTTCATTCAAAGTTACGGATTAAATAGTATAATCTATCGTTACTGGGTACTGTCCTAATCGGTAAGATAACAAAAACCCAGCGTTGCCGTTAAAACCTAAGTCGTCTGAATACGAATTGCCTGTAAATATGCTAGGTGCGGTTAGCTTACGGTACATACCACTATCGCAACCGGTTATCCGGCTATGTAAATGCCCAGCCAACACTAGGTTAAACATATCTTGTTTGCCGTGGTTAAATACTAAGGTGCCTATCTTGCTATCCTTTGAGTGTGCTTTATCTCCATGCACCAGGATATAATTTAGCCCGTCAATTACCTGGGCGTTTAGCGTGTGGTTGTAGGTGAATTTAATCGTTGGCATAGACTTTTCCAATATCCAAAATATTAGTTCCGCTATTTCGCCGTTGCTTTCTTCTTTGTTTGATGCTGTCGGGCGGTCGTGGTTGCCACCTACACCGTTTACTTGTGCTAGGTTGTGTATTGAGCAAAGAAATTCCAGTAGTATCGAGTGCGACTCTTTTACAACCGTTACCCCGTACATTCCGTATTGCATAGACTTCCAACTATTCGGGTGGTTCAAGCCTGTAAAGCTTTCGATTAAGTCCCCCAAAATATTAACGTGTACCTCTTTTGCCCCGTGTCCGTTAATCAATTCTGCAGCACGTTTAAGATAGCCCCTTAGTATTTCATTATTGTAGTCTTTTGTAGCCCGTAAACCCTCCACAAACGCCCCTATGTGTAAATCTGTAATGGTTGCCACTATGCAATCTTGTAAATATGGTTCGGGGGTTCGTGCTATTCTGTATTTCTCAATCGTTGGTAGGTGGTCAAGTAGTGCTGCTTTTAACTCATCGCCGAAAAACTTTGCTTTATTCGACTTTTCAATTTCAACCTTGTAAGCCTTTTGAATTGCCTTTTGATATTGGTCGGTTACAACGTGTCCACTATCTTGTAGCTTGTGGGCTATTTTAGCCGCCACCATGCTCTCACGTTCACTTAGTGGGGTATTGTCCCAAGTATAAGGCGAAAAGATGTTAGCGTTCTTGTAAAGCTGCAAACGGGACTTGATGCTATTCCATTCCCACGGCTTTAGGTTGTGTTTGTTTCTTATTCGTGTGCTGTCGTAATTGCGCCCGTGTTCCGAGTATTCAAAGAATAGCTGGTCAATAAATTCAACCGATAAGTTTATTAGCCCTTGTTTGGTTTGCCATACGTACTTACCGTTCTTTACTTCCCACGTTTCGCTACCTTCAACTTCTACTTGCACTACTTTAGCCCTATCTCTATAATACGTTGTTTTAACGTAGTCGTAAGTAGCACCTAGCCGTTTGGCTATCTCTTTAAATTCAGGGGTCTTAGGGTTATCGCATTGGCTTAATGCTAGTCGTATTCGTTCTGATAGTGTGCCCTCTTCAAAGTTAAAGTCCATTGGTTAGTGTTTATACCAAAACTCGCCAGTACCGCCACATAGCCAGTTACCGAGTTGTTTGGCTTGGGTTTCAGTTAGTGCGTACTTATAGTATGTTTCTAATTTACCTATGTGTCCTTCGTTTTCTTTGAGGTACTGAAGTAATTCAATAAACGCCTCATCGCCACCGTACATAGCTTTATAAATGCCATTACTGCGAGTAGCGTTATCACTCATAAAGGTTTGTAAATGTTCCTTGAATTTACCCCTATTTCCATTAGCCAATTAACCGTATTGAATGACGGGCAAGCCTTATTTGAAAATTGATTATGCCCTGCAACCTTTATAGTGGGGTGCTTTATAATCATGTCTTTAACGTATTTTGTTAAAGCTAGTTTTTGCTCATTGGTACGGGTGTCTTTTGGTTTGCCTTTCTTATCAATACCACCAACATAAACAACGTGCCTACTCATTGCATTAAATCCTTTAGCCCCGTTGGTTATCTCCCACGGTTCAACTATGTCATTATCGTTATACGGTACAAGGTTCTCAACTTTACCGTCAAGGTGTATCATGTCTGAATAGCCTACTTGTTTCCACCCCCTGCCTTGTGGTGGTGGGCTTGTATGCCAACGCCTAATGGTTGTGGAAGTTACGGCTACGTTTTCCTGTGTGGCGGTGCAATGGATTATTAGATAGGTTAGTTCCATGCTGCTAAGTTAGCGGTTAATATTCAATAAAACTATATGCCCATTTTTAACCTTGCAAATCTTTTTTCTTCAACTGGTCAAGTTCCCGTTTTTTTATCTCGTATTCCACTAGCTTAATCCGTAGGGTATAGAACAACACAACCAAACCAAACACCGCCGATACCGCTGCAAACAAGGGGGTAATATCCGCTAACAACGAAAGTAAGGCTGCGCCATATCCAACGATAACGCCCATAATCGGGTGCTCTTTTAAGTAATCTTCCAATTTAATAGTCATTTGTTTTTCCCTATCGTTGCCCGTAGCCAATCCCCCAATCGGCTACACGGTTAAAGTTACGTAAAAATACTTATCCTAATATCTTTTTTATAAGTTTTTGTAGTAGGTCGATTAACTTATCTGCTAATAACTGCCACCCTGCACCTAAACCTACGCAAACCAGCAACATCCAATCAATGTTAGCTGCTATGCCTTGCTCACCAATGAACTTATCTGCAAAGCGTATAAACACGTAAGCGGACAGCATCGCTATGGCAAAGTCAAAGTAATTGCGAGGGTCTGTAAAAAAATAAACCAAGCTGAATTTATCGGGGCTTGTTTCTTTCCTTACAATTCCCTGTCTTACTTTTGCGCCTTGATAAATGGTTGCACCAATGTTAAAAAATATAAACAAGGCTATCCAATAAGCAGTAGGTAAACCGCCTGTTAATAGTTCTTTTAGGGTCAATAGTTCTTGTACCGTTGTGTCCATTATTCCTCTATTATTTCGTTAACAATTAAGTCCCTTAATTTCAGTTCGCCACCCTCAATATAAAGGTCATTTAAGCGATTGTAAAAGTCGTCAATATGTGATACATCAAACGGCTCACAATCGGGGCGTGGCGTTTCGCTTATAAGGTCTATTGACCCGTTTGTATGTCTAAAGTGCTTTAGCAATTCCATTGGTGTTTAAAATTGAAATTGGATATACAACCACAGGGCAACCGTATCCTGCGTAATAATTACCACAGATACCTGCATCATCGCCTAGTATTAGCGTTTGACCTTGCACTACGCCCGTGTCGTTAATTTTAGTGATACACATTGCAGTAGCACCACCCGTTTGGTGGATAACGTAAATAAAACCACCCCCAAAAGCCAATCCAGTTATTACGTTAATAGTAAAAGTAATCGTTCCGCTAAACACAATGGAAGTAAACGCCCGTGTTGTGGCATCGAAGTAACTTAACCGCCCTACTGAACCACTATTATCACCACCTAACCAAATTCTATTTGTTGAAGGTTGGTTTTTTAGCGTTCTTGTACGGCCTACGTTAGCGGTTGTGAACGTAGCCCCTACTGCTACGTTGGCTTGTGTTACTTCTGCAACCGTTGTATTATTTATCCAAAACACATTGCCGTTATTGGGGTTAAATTCCGCACTAAATACGCCCGTAGTGGTTACTAGTGCTTCCTGAGTATCGGTAGCGGTGTTCATTATCCTAACTTGACCCGTTGTAAAGGCTGTAACCAAGTATTGAGTAGCGTTAAATCTTATATGCCTGCAAGCCGTTCCAAAGCCTAAAACGGTTCTTTGAAGCGTTCTAGTGGCTGCATCGAATACTTGAACGCTACCACCGTCCAACACTACATAGAACTCGTTGTTATTCACCCCTACGCAATACGGTGTAGTTGTTGCGCCAAAGTTGTTAAAGTTGGATATGCCCCCGTATTCAACTGCTAACCCTTCCAACACTAACCCGTCTTTACCTGCGTTGGTAACTGCGGTAACTATTTCAGTTGGGGTGCTTGCATCTACGTTATCCTGTAATGTCGCTGGGTTTGGCACTTGTATAGTTGCTGAACTCGCTGCTAATACGTTGGTGTTGCTTATTAAAGTACCGTTAACGTATTCCACCCTTACAGGGCTATCCGCTACCGTGTAATCCGCTGCCGCTGGGTTGCTTGCTATCGTACTATTATCGGAACGCTTGATAAGGCTATCTGCTACGTTTATATTGCCACTTCCACCACTTGGTGCGCTGCCAGTTCCGATAGTAGTTCCCAAACTGTTTTTAGCCGTGCCTGTGGCATCGGGGGCTACTATATCAGCACTACTATCAGCTTTTACGTTGGTGGTGCTTAGAGTGGTTGTGGCGGTGTTTTTAAGGGTAACCACGCTATCTGCTACTGTATAGTTGGTTTCCGCTGGCACATTGGCTATTAACGTATTGTCTGACCTATTTACTTGGCTATCGGTTATGGGTATATTGCCAGTTCCGCCACTTTCTACGCTTACCGAACCTAGCACGGTACTAAGTGAGTTGGTAGCGGTTGCTGTACCGTCTAAACATTCAGTTTCGCAAACTTCTGCAATCAATAATTGAAGGTAGTCAATAGGGGTATCATTGCACCCATATGTACTAAAACAATCCTGTGAACCTATAATAACTACGTTAAAGTCCAATGATAAAAACACGTAGTTAAACGGTATATCAAATCCTAAACTTTCTCCATCGCTTACGTTGCGCCTGTTGGTTTCGTAGCTTGTGGTTTGGATTGTGGCGGTTTGTGCGCCCAATGAATTACTTAACACTCCGTCATCTTCATTGTCAATAGCTAATTGTATATTGTGCGCTATCTTGTCATCAATGTAATTGTTATCGGTGTTGTAGACTTCTTTGTTTACATAGGCTACTATTCTAAGGTTGTAGGTTCTCTGGAAAACATCTTCACCACCTACTTGTGATTCCGCTACTGCATTAGTAACAGGGCTAACCAATCTAAAATACATTAGACCGCTGTGGTTGTCAAAGTTTACTAGCGATTGGTATTGACCGTTACCAACGTATAGTGCTGGCTTTTCGCTTTCTTGCTCAACTACCAATTCCCCTAATCCGTAGACTTCCGCAATCTTTAGGGCTTGCAGTTTAATCGTAAGGTAATCAATTATTGATTGAAGCATTTAGCAGCCCTCTCGTTTAATATTTTACGTTCATTTGCGGTCAACCTAAATACAGTTGCTCCGTATTTTTCAATTGCGCCTTTTAATTTATTGGCATTGTCAAGGTTTTTAACGCCTGAATACCATTTATTGTCAATCCGTATTAAGCTACTGGCGTAATCTCTAAACAATGCACCGCTTAACCTTAAATCAACTGTTGCGGTTTGTCTGCCTTGATTTTGCCTAAAACTTGAATAGCTTGTAAAATATCCTGTTTTATGTGCTTTCTTGTTTTTAAATTTAGTTGCTCCGTTTTTACCTCTTGTTGGAAATTTTTTAGGTGCGTACTTTGGATTTACATACAATGGATTGCTAGTATTGTAGCTTCCTATGTTTGCATCTTGACTATTTTTACCCCCTACAAATATTCTTTGGGTTTGCAAAGCATGAACATCAGCAACCGCAACCCCAAAACATACTCCAATCTTTTCAAATTTAGCCCGTTGTTTGGCTATCCATTGTGCGCTATTCATGGCAATACAACTACTTGGTTAACTCTTGGAATACACCTAAAACAAGCTGTATTTGGTAGTTGAATGCCTTGTATAATGTTATCCATTACTTTCTCGTATTCACCAACCGCCCAAGTTCTCCAATCCTCAATAGGAACGTTAGGTATCTTTACCGTAGCGTTTATGCGTGGTGTCAATTTGTAGCTATCCGCAACCAATACCGCTGTCTTGTACAACAAAGGGAACGCTAACCTAGACTTTAATTGACAAACAAGGCTATTAACATCGCAATCAACTGTATAGGTAATTGATAGACCGTTAGCCCCGTTTGAGCCACCCGTTGATAAACTAGAGCGTATTCGAGTTGCCCCATCTGCGATAGTTGCGCCACTCCATTGACAATTGCCTACGTTCCAACTTGGGGTGCAACCTAAACACTTTGAAGTATTATAGTCATTGATGTAACTTGCAACCGCACCATCATACAAGAATGCTAATTGATACCTTTGCCCGTTGTTGTCATAAGACTTGTTTACGCTTACCGTGCTTATTTCGCCAGCTACACAAGCGACAACAATACTATCTATTTGCTTGGCTTGTATTAAGTCGTACACCTTTACCGTTACGTTGCCCGTTGTTTGTGCCATTAGCGATATGCTAGTGACTTTTAAACTTAAATAGGTGGCATCGTTAATGTCTAAATACAAACCACGCTCAATCGCTGCATTAGCGTTTAACACGGGTTTATTTTGGCGGTACTTACCTACGGTATTGCTTTCGAGAATAGTGTTAACCCCAAACGCTTTTAGGTTTGGCTTACTTTCCCTCAAACGGTTAACAAAGTCATTTACTACCGTTTTTTGCGCAAACTCAATTTTCTTTTGCAAGTAATCAACTCCGCTTGTATCGTTGGTAGTTTGTAGGTTGTTAGCTTGTTGAAGCGTTATGTCTATATCGGACAGGAATAGCCCACTATCGGGAACATCTCCCAATAGTGGACTAACTCCAATCAGATTATCAAGACAAGTCATGCTTAGTTAGCAATAACAAAATCCCAAAAGCCATTCGTTCCACGTAGTTCATCACAAGCATAGAACATATCAGAAGGTGCTGCAACCAATTGGTGAGCAAGACCCAAAGAAAATGTCCAAGTGCCGCAATCAAACTTAGCCGAATAGTCGAACATAATGCCAGTAGCAGGGTCAACTATTGTGCCTTGTTTGTACGTTTCGGTGTCGATAACACGTACACCACGCTCACCTACGTACTCGTTGTAAGTAATCAACTGCAAAGCATTAGGCAACAACAAACCAACGTGGTTGTCACCCCAAGCAGTATCAACGCCTTTGTCAAACAATGGCATAGGGCCATATTGACCATTGTAAGCTGCCAAGTCAAAGTTTAGAGCATCGGTGCAACAAGACAAGCCAACTGCTGAATAGTAGCGGTTAAAGTCAAATGAACCACCAACTACCCAAGCCTCGTTGTTTGAGTACTCGCTAATTTTCAAAAGGTAAGACAACTTAGTAATGATGTCATCGCTTACATTGTTGCCAATTTGTGTGCTTACCGTTACCGCTGCATCGCTGCCAGTATCAGCATGAACACCAAACAACACAGCAGCTTCAGCTAGTGTGGTAGTACCCATCACACGTACAACCGCATCAATCATTTTGTTAATTGTGTTAGCCACATAAAAGCTATCAGTTTCGCAAACGTCAATAAGGTCACGTAGTTCCAAGTTCTTGGTAATAAATGAACCTGCATCGGGGTCAACTTCGTAAGTCTGCGATAGTTCGCCAACTTTGTCGCCACCAGTACAAGCATCCAAACGGCTTGAACTTACGCTGTTAGTACATAGTCGTGGGCTGTACACCGCTTGAACTTCACGCTTGCGACCATTGCCGCCAATACGTTGTTGAAGTGTTACGCCTTGCGTGTTAAGTGGCGAGATTATCGCACTTAGGAATGGGGGAATGTAACGCCTTTGCGTCAAATCCGCATTGTTAAAGATTTCATTTAGACGTGCCTGTATCGCTGGACAGCTTACATAAGCACTAGATTCGTAACTCATTTTTATAGAGATTAAAAGTTAATCCCTACTTAATTGTAATGCCCTAGTAAGAAAATGGCACGTAGGTTTATTGCCCCTCGGCACTTAGTATTAGCCCTTCGGCTTAACCTTGTTTAAGTCGCTCCAAATGTTGTTCAGCCCTGTTAATTGGCTTGTTAACTTTTGGTGCTTCATCAATCAAGGTAGGTTTTTTAGTTGCTGGCGGTGTATCTTTGTGTCCCCCAACTTTTAATATGTTTGCCGCTTTTGCTTCCGTCTGTAAGATTTCCGCAAAGCTAGTAAAGTCCGTTGCCGTTTTGGGTCTTTCGCCTGTTAGCTTGTCAACCACTACTAAACCGTCTTTTGTTGCCGTTTCATCCTCATTAGGCAAACGAACTTCGTATTTATCATTTACCAATGATTGGAAACCTTTTTTAACTAGGTCGGTAGCACTATCGCTATAAGCTATAGAACCCCACGCCTTAGTAGTTAGTTCGCTTTTTTGCAAGTTAGTTTTATACCCTGCAAACTCCTTTACTACGTTTTCCTTTTCCGCTACCGCTGCCAATAGAAAGTTATCCTTTTCAGCCAGTTTTGCTTTTAGCTTATCAGTTTCCTTTTGCAGTTCAGCTACTTTTGCATCGTCACCTTTGCCAGCCAAATCCTGTAATTCTTTTTGTTTTGCGGTTAGCTTTTCGGTATATACTTCAAGTATTTCCTCAAACTTTTTACCGCCAATATCTTCCAACTCAATACCCAATGCTTTGGCGTTTGCCTTTACACGGGTTTCCGCTTCACCAATTCGTTTACCAATAACCTTACCAACGTGTGTTTTAATTAACTCGTTTTCTTGAATAAGGTTAGTAGGTATAAAAGTTTTTTCAATGTGGGCTTTTACTTCCTCTATTGTTTCGGCACTTTCTAAACCGATTGCTTTTAGTAGTTCAATGCTGTCTATCATTGTGTGTCTTTTGGTTTACGACCTCTTTTTACTTGTATTTTTTCTTCTTCTTTTTCATCTTCTACTTGTTCATCATCCGCTGGAAATTTCTCCAATTTAATTGTGGGTGTGGGTTCAAACTTTTCAATTTTACTCCACCCTTTGCGGTGCAAATGGCTAGTTAAAACAAATTCTTCAACTTCTCTCACCTCGCCTGTTTTTGCATTGGTTATCTTAATTCTTGCCATGTCTTAATTATAGTTTAGACAAATCTAAACTTTATTTTTGATAGCACAAAATTACGGGGTATAATTTCCGTTTGCAATATTTCTTTCTATGTCTACTTGTGGCACTATTTCAATACTTACGGGCATCGCTATGTGTTGGCAATTGTACCCCCCTAATAACGAAAATATAGTACCTTCATTTACGGGTGCTTTACCTTGCCATGTAAGATTTACCCAACTTTCAATTTCTAATCTGTGGAAGTAACGCCCGTGCCTTTCGATACAAAACACCCTACTATCCTTTACCGTACCGCCAGCGTATAACCACCAATCACCTAACCCTAATTGGTCAGCTAGATATTTAGTTGTTTGCCTGTCAACCGCTGCAAACGCATCGTTACTTATTTGCTTAACGTATTTTACTAATTTACCGTCAAGTTCGGGTGTGCCTTTTACGAAGTTGGTAACGCTGTCAATTACTTCTTTTCGGGTTGTGCCCGTGGTTATGCTTTGATTTAGTATGTCCTTTAATGGTTTTGCAAATGCGTTACTTATGGCATCTTCTGTAAGCTTGCCTATTGCATTGGCTTGTATGTTTCTTATTACCGTTTGGTATGCTGGCAAACTAACGTCTTTACCTAATACGCCAAAATACTCACCAACCAAACCCACTTGCGCTTTCATGCCACGTGCGTATTCTGTTAACCCTGCGAGATATGGCGACTTTACAAACAACGCTTTAATAGTGGCATCTACTTGGTTAATCAATTCAAAATTACGTTGGGTAGGGGCTAACATTCCGTTAGTGTAATCCATGTCGTCTAATAGCTGCGTATAAACTTTAGTTAAAAGTTTTTCCGTTTCCAAAGATGCAGCCACTAAATCCTGTGGGTATGTATCAATGTTATTGGCTATTTCATCGATTATCTTTTGTAGTTTATCCGTCATAATCTTTTAATAAAAACCCCCACTAACGCATAACGCCAGTAGGGGAAAACACAAGAAAGACAACTTTATAACCCTGCGGCTATGTCCAATATCGTATTAGCCCCCGTTGTTGGGCTTATGCTTGCTTCCATTGCTTTTGCCATCGTTTCAAGGTCTGTTTTAATCGTTGCCAAATCACTTTCCAAGTATCTAGGATTGTCGGTTGTCTTTTGCTTGATAAAAGACACAATAGAGTTATGAAGTATTACTTGCCATTTGGCAATAGTGCCAGCCAATAAGTTAGCCCGTATGCTTTCATCTGTCATATACAGTAGCGCATCGCTATATTCAACCACGTTGTTAAGTTCTTGCATTTCGGCTGTGTCGCCACTAAACCTCGCATTAAGGTATTCTTTTTGCAAAGCCGACTTAACAATACTAGGCTGATTAACGGCTGTATTTATCTCTTGTGTAAGGTCGTAAGCAGTAAGTATAGATAAGTCCGTAGGTTTTGTTATAACGTGCCCTGTATAAGAACTACCGTAACGCATACCACCAATGTAGTAAAGCGTGTTGTTAAGTAACCCAAATAGTTGTGTAGCTTCCATCATTAACGCTACTATCAATTCATCACGGTCAATTTTGGCTTCCGTTGCGCTGTTACCATTGGCTTGCCCCGATATAGGGATATTAGCCATTACAAAAGCCTTATCAATCGTGTCTTGTATTTCTTTTTTCAAGAACTCCAAGATAGTAGCATCTTTGTTTATGTACCCTGCTGGCGGTGGGCTTATAGCATCGTCACCCGAAACCGTTAAACCTTTAGACCTTATTTGGAAGGTGTTAAATACTCCCTTTTTAGAACTTGTGCCTTTGCCGTTGCAAGTTGAACACACTACGTAACCATCGCCACTAGGTATTCTAAAGATTCCGTCACGTTCATAATCGCTACACCCTGCGCTACATTCATCAACATATTCCCAACGCTCTAAGAATGCGTGTGCTACCTTACTGCATTGTAACGTACTAAAATCGTATAGAGCGGTGTCCAATAAATCCACCGCATCATAAAACAATGACTTGTAAAGTTGGTAGCCGTTGTTATCGTCACGCCCTAATGGAATACCTTTAATCTTATCAACTGGCAAATAGCCTAAGTTGTGCTCAAAGTAAACAGTAGTTTCAAAAGTGTAATCCGATTTAACCCCGTACTGTTTAATCCGATAAATATACGTGTCATCGTAAAAGTCCATTACTAGCCCTTCCATTTTTTCAACATTGGAATTACGGGTAAGCTTTACGGGGCTTTTTTCGGTTAGTAAGATTAGTGCAAACTTTTCATCTTGAAAGTCCAACACTTGCTCGGGGGTGTAAACGTATGCTACGGGTTCGGGTAGTACCGTGTCGTCAATTACATACGCTCCACTTTCATCTACCAAGTACTCACCATCTTCACCTACTATATAGTCAAGTTCGGGCTTAACCGCTATCACACCGTTAAATAGATTAGCTTTAGCTTTAGTTACGGTTGTCTTAAACCACTCTATAAGATTGCCGCCACGTGGATAGTCTTTATAGACATAACTAGCCATTGAATTATCGGAGTATAGGGCTTCGTCATCATTAAACTTCAAGCTCCAATTTTGTTCATTCCAAAGCCTGTTTAATAATCCTACTGCCCTATTCCAATCTTGTTTCGTATTGTTACGATAAGTCTTTTTGCGGTATTCAAATTCCGCATCCGTTTCGTTAGGTGCTTTTTGTTTAAACATCCTATCGGGGAATAAATCCTCTGAATGCACCGCTACCCTGTATTGCATATCAACGGCTTGATAGTAAATGGGGTTTGGCTCACCTTCTTTAGAAGTGTAAGCCTTTACCGCTGTTTTCCTTATGCTATCTAAATCCGTTAATTCAATCATTTCTTATCGTTTAGTACCACCGCAACAACTTCCGCTTTTTGGTTTTGTAGGTTTTTTCATCTTCCCATAAATTTAAAGTTCAATAATTGTTCAATCTTGTGTACGTGCGGTTGACCCATTGACTTAAAAATGTTTCCCACCACACTATTATAAAGCATTTTAACAACTCTGTGGTTAGTTACCTTAGTGCCGTACAAGCCTACAAAAGTATATTTCTTTGCAAGCGTTTCTACGGTTTCATTACCGCCAGCCATTGACCGAGTTCTAAAGTAGACTTGTGGCTCAATAGTTGGGTCGTAATTTAACTGCCCACACGCTATATTCATATACAGTTCATCGGGTTGGCTTTTACCCCAATCGTTTTTTAGTTCCTTTAAAGGTATGCAGTTATTGAAGTTCATTAACGCTTGTGCGTATAACTTTTCAGCAAACTTGCCCTTACGTATAAATTGAAAAGAACTGTTTATAAACGGTATCATTGTGTCGGGGCTTAACCCGTAATGCTTCATTATTGTTTCGCCAGTTGCCCAGTGCATACGCCAGCCGTATTCTTTATTGCTTAACGGTTCATATCCTAAACTTTCCGCTGCATAGTCTTTTGTTTGATTAAAACAACGCTCAATATCAGCTATGCAAATACCGTCCACATCTACGTAAATATTCTCCTCAAATAACAAGTATTTATAGAGATTAAGTTTAGCCAATGCAGGGGTAAATTTACCGTCTTGATAAACGTGTACGGGGTCTATTACCGTTTTGTGGGTAAATACATCTAATTCATGCGTTAGCTTAATGCTAGGCTCATAAACTAAGTGTATAGGAATTGTAGTATTGTAGGCACGGATAGATAAAGCCATGTGATAGGCAAACTGCCCGTAGGCAGGTTTTCCAAGTGCTAACAATATTACACCCTTACTCACACGGTAAAGATTCCAGCAGGGGCGGTAAAACGCAAAGGAAACTCGTTAGCTGGCGCGTCCCAATTGGAAGTAAGCAAGTAGTGTTGCTTTTCGGTGCTTGACATCGGAACTACAGGACGGGCGTTAAACGTAACCTCTTGCAATACTACACCAATTTCGCCAGTCTTAGGCATGAAGTAGGCAATAGCCGCAATACGTGGGTTAAGGTTTTCGTAAAAGGTATCGTTATCCGCTGATACGTTATAGTCTTGAATTTCAAGAGTGTAGTTATATCCGTCTGTGATATTCTCACGACCACCACCAACAGGATTAGAACCTTCAATAACACTAGGTTCTGGTAGTTCGCCTTTTACTTGCTTGATAATTTTTACATCGCCAGCAGCAATAGCAGCGTTCCAATCGGAAATACTTTCGTAATCAGTAAGTAGGGTTGTATCTTCAATGATAGCAACTGCGTTAATTGAGCCTTTTTTCCAGTTACCGCAAGCAATTAGTTCGTGGTCGGTAAGGGGGGCATTACAATAATCAAAAGCCATAATTAGGTGTTAAAAGTTAACACCCCAACTTATTTATGCCTGTGGGGTAAAATTGGCACGTAGATTAAAGTCCTTCGACCATACAAAGATAATGTTTTAATATTACCAAGCAAATTTTTTAGACTAATCTAAATTTATTTTGGCTCGATAAATATTAACCCTCGTTTATGCCCTTCCGCTACTTTGTTGTAAAAATAATTGTAGCCTTTAGGGTAGATTGCATCAAGCTTGTCCTTGATAAATTCGTAGTTCAAAGGTTGACCACCGTACACATCAAAACCAAAATCTTTGTTGGGTACTTGGAAGTCATGGATAACGATAACCGCCTTTACACCGCTTTTGGCTATGTGGTCAAGTTCGTTTAATAAAGGTAAGTGACTTTCCCAATGGGCATCAAGATAGAATAGTATGCTGTCCTGTCCTGTGTTGTCAATTACTTGCCCTAACACATCTTGTGAATGAGCATTAACCATCCAAATAGTACCGTCTTGATATTTATCAACATCGTAGCCTTTAGCCTTTAGGTTTTTGTAGGCTGCGGCAAATTGTTTGCTTTGGCTTTCAATAGTTACTACTGGCAAACCCAACTCCGCAAACTTAGCAGTCGTGTTTCCAAAGAAAGTACCCGTTTCAATAATTACCCCTACTTTGTTTTTCTTAGCTAGTTTTTCAATGACAGGCAATACGTGTGGGTCGCCTTCAAAACCTAGCTTGTTTAAATTGTCTTCTCTCATTACATTCCTTCGTTTAGTAAACAAATATTTTCAGTATTATCATAATCATTCAAATAGGCTTTATAGCCAACGTAACGAATTTGCTCTAGCTTCATACCTAGTTCATTCATTACTAAGCTTGCTACGCTCTGGTCTTGCCTGTGGTACTTAAATCTGGCATCTTGCGATTGGTTGTCGTGTTGCCTACTGCCGTCCGCTGCACCTTGCTTTGTGTACTCAATAAATCGTTTAGCAAACTCTCTACCAATATAAGTATTTAGGTTAATGCCAAAAACACTACTAGCGCATTCGGGTATTAGTTCAGCTTGGTCACGGGTTAAACCAAATAACTTTAAACAGGCATCGCTAACCGTTTGGGCGCAATTTTCACCACTACCCCAAAAGAAATAACCTTGTTTATCTATCAACTCCATTAGCTTGTTGATAGGCTTGATAGCGTAAATAGAAGCATCGCACCACAACACTACATCGTGGTGGTTGTCTAAAGCATATTGAAAGGCACTAGCTTTACAAGTGTACGGGTTATGCGTATTAAAGCCTTGTACGGGTCTATCTAACCAGCCTTTAACGGATTGCCAGCCATGTACGTTAAGGCTCTCTATTAAGCGTTCTTGCCCTTGTGGATACCACTTGCCCAATGCTACGTTAATTACTAATGGGTTTGTCATATTCCGTACTTTTCGTTGTGGGGTATTTTGTCAGAGTAATTGTAGTGGAATAGAATATCGGGCAACCAATAGTCTTTTTTTACTAACTTGTTAATCCTATTCCAATATAATACATCTTCACCGTATCGCTCGTTGCCAAATCCAGCCTTTAAAGCTAAGGTACGCAAAACAGGGTTAAAATGTGTTATCGGTCTTATCCAATCACAATGATACCTTTTAGCAAGTTTACCGCCTGCCATTGGACATCTTAAACGGTGTATGCAAAGTTGAGGGTTACCCCCATTTGTAGTCATCTGAATTTTAACGCTTACGCAATCCACATCAAAGCTAATAGCGTGTAAGATAAGGTCAACATAATTACTTACGGGGGTGTCGTCATCGTCAAAGAACACAATAAACCGCCCTTTAGCCATTTCCAATAACCGTTGGCGTTTAGTGCCTATTGGCATTTCTTTGTTATCACAAAGGCTAATTATTTCAACTGGTTTCCCTTCCGCTTGGCGTTCAAACTCTGCTTTTAGTGCGTTAAACTCGTTAACCCTACTATCTACGGTGGCTATTAATATTGACAGTTCCATTTCAGTCTTTTACATAGCGTGTTAAATACCTTCCTACCATCTGCGTATTGCGCTCCGCTTCGTATGTATGTTTCATCTTTTTCCGCACGTTTTAAATCGTGGTGGTCATGCCTAAAAACTAAGTCTTTGGCTTTTAAAATAAACCCCTCACGCTTTACTTGCTCCCACATAAAGTTATCGCAAAACATTGACTTAAAGTCGGGATGCCAAAAGAACCCCCACTTATCGTATAAGTCCCTTGTGATTATCGGGATAGTAAATAGGTTGCGGAAATTAGAATAGTCATCGTTAACGTGCAAGGCTGTTAACCTTCTGCCAGCTAACCTATTGGTTACTTCAATATCCCAATCTTGCGGACAGTCAAAGTCGTCACTTAGGTAAATTAAAATATTGCCTTTAGCGTGTTTTGCTGCTACGTTAGTCGCACCTACTACATAACCCTCACTTGTGTTATCTTGTACTATTAGACTAGCTGTAAACAGTTCCTTGTACTTATCCGCTTGCGGTTCATCTAGGTCAATACTTAGAATGTGCTGTATTGTTATCTTACCGCTTGATTTCTTTAGCCAATTTTGCAATTGATTATACGCCATTTCGGGGCGGTTACGGCTGGGGTGTATTAGTGTAATCATTTAGCAAAGTTGGTTTCTACTGTTTTCTTGTTTCTTAAACACATCAACTATTACGGGTGCAAGTTTGCTAGTCCTTCTCCATATCGGTTCGTAGCCGTCAGCAGCTAAACGGTATTGTTCACCGTTAATGTAAAATTCATCATGCATTAACCCTAATGAAATAGCGTTGTGCATATATTCGGGCAATTCTTTTAAAGCTAATTGCATGGCTTTTACCCTTCGTGCGTAGGTTAGGATAGTATCACCATTGCCAAACCTAAAGACGCTGTTTTCAATAGGGTAGTTAGCGTTGTTTATTTCGCCTTTTACCCATACCTTTTGAACGTAGTTAAGTTGTTTGTATTCAAGGTCGGCAAAGTTGCGCCCATTAGTCCAACTCAATTCCAATAAGCAATCGTCATTGTCTGTAACCTCAAAACAACGAGAGCAAAAGTTGTCAGCACAAGCATCGGCAACAAAGAAACCTTTAACTCTGTAAACCGCAGTTGTAGGGCTTGATAGGGTTATTCTTATGGCGTTAAATGTAGCGCATTCGTAGGGGTCAAAGTTAATATCAATATCATAGTTCCCGTTTGCGGTTATGGTTGCTACGATTGCTATGCTTGTAAAATCTCCATTGCCTACTTCTACTGTTATACTTCCACTAGTGTAACCTAATACCCGTATTCTAAATACGTAGCACTTCTCGCAAGATTGGTTACCATTAAGTGAAAATACTGCCATTATCGTATCTTGTTAATCGTTATTTTGCCACTAACCAAATCCACATCATCGTTGTTAGCGGTATTCATTAGCACCAATCGCAACCCATCGCCACTAGCTAACGGTGCTATGTCATTATAGCTAAGCTGGAAAACACGGTTGTTTAGTAGTTCCATTTCGCCCGTGCAAGTACACATTAAAACCCCGTTTTTAAACACGCCAAATTCAATTACTGAACCGATAGTGCCGTCAACTGAAATATTAGCGGTTATTAAGTAAGTACCTGCGCTGTCTATTGTTAGGCTGTCCGCTTGATATGTTACGTTGTGCAAGCTAACTGCGCCCTCGCTTAGTAAATCCTTTGCGGTGTTGGTTACTGTGCTCCACACGTTTTGCGTAAGGGCTAAAGTACGGGTGCTATCGCCAAAACCCATTTCACCGTATGCCGTGTGGTCTTGCCATGTAGCGTTACCGCTTGCATCGCTTGTTAGTACGTATGCATCGGCTACAGTTGGCATAGTAAATTTAAGGTTTTTAGGATTATCGCCTAGTAGTCTAAAAGTTATACCATTATCATCTACTGCAATGCTGGTACTAGCAGTATCGCCAGTAAATAGCATTTGAGCCATTGTAGGTAAAATGGAAATATTACTTTCAGTGTCGCCAATAGTATCAACTACACTAAGTAAAATATTTTCATTGTTTTCGTCTAAGAAAAAATAGTAATCGGCATCGTTAACTTTTTTATGAAAATATATTTCGCCCTCTACGTGTAATTCTTTTTGTGGGCTACTTGTACCAATACCTACGTTATCCGTACTGTCTTTTAGAACCGTTTGCGCCCCATTAATAGTAGTCCAACGTATGTCATCGCAACTTGCAGCGCATTGTACAACAAAGCCACTATCTCCAATACTTGCTATGGTTGCCGCTGGGTCGGTAAAACTGTCACGGTTTACTTTTACTGTGTTAGCAATTAATACATTTACATCGCTTGTGTCAAAAACACCCGTGTTTATGCTGTCTTGAAAGTCGCTAAAGTAAACCCAACGAAACCGCCCGTTACCGTCTACGCTTACCGCTATCTTGTTTGCCGCAGGGTTGCCAGCCTTGATTGTTAGACTGTCTTTAACGACTAGTTGGTCAATGTTTTGACGCTTTTGAGCATAGCCCGTTACGGTCAATAATACTAATAATAGAATTGCAATTATCCTCATGGTAAATAGTTTGTTATTACTTTAATCGTTCCAGCCGTTACCGTTGCACCCGTTACCAACGCTTTTACGCTAAATCCAGTAGCTACGGTTGCCGTGTCAATATCAAATGCTGTTAAACCTATGTTTAGTTCTTCCGTACTTGTGGCGGCTGCTATCACTATATCGTTTGCTGGCGTTCCGTCCGTCAACACTACGCTAATGTAGGTAGTTCCGTTGCTTGGTAGCAATCCAGCAGCATCTATAAAGGTTTTGTATATCCTGTTACCTATACGGGGGCTAAACAAGTCAATGTAGTTGTTTACTAATCCATTGTTTGCACCACCGTTCAAAGTTATGACTGCTGAATAGCCTACTATGCTGCCAGCTAAGTAAGCCCCTAATGTATCGAGTAACACCCTTGAATTGGTATTGCCCTCTTGCACTATAAACGCTTCCAATCCCGTTAAGGCATTTACGCCCAACGATGGAAGGTCTGATATTTTTACGTCTGCCATTATGGTTGTCTTGTTAGCAATCCAGTTACGTTAATGCTTGCTGTGCTTACACCCAAGATAATACCGCCACCGCCTTGCGTTGTGATTAAATTAACTCCGTCCAATAAATTTAATTCTGTTTCGGGTGCTGGCGAAACGCACATTTTATAACACCCGTTATTCAGTTGCTCCCAACAAAAAGTAACCTTTGCTGTGTCGGCATAAAGGTCTATCGTTTCCGTTGTATCGGGAACTACATCACCATCACACGTTTGTATTTCTACAATCGGGACGCTTATTTCTTTAATACTTGCGCTGTCAATAGTTATATTCCTTACCGTGCCTAAGTGGGCAAAAGTAATAGTAGTAAATGTTGCGGTTGCTAAAAAATAGCTGCACCAAATACCTTCATCGTTAAACACCGTTGCATTATTAAACACTTCTGAACCGCTTGCCAATATGCCTAATGATTGTGGTGGTGTAATGTCTTTTATCTGAATACACACACGATAGTAAGCACCGATAGTTAAACCCGTTACCGTTTGCTCTATGTAGCCTGTAGGGGGCAATACTACTTCATTATTGCTTACGTTGGCTAAATTCCAACTCCACCCATCGGGGTTATTCAACAAGTCCTCAAAATTAGGATTACCAAACAACTCTATATCCGTTTCAGCACTTAGCGTAAACTCAACTTCGCTACACTCGCTATTAGGGAATATTTGATAGTAGTTCCTGCCTGTGGTACGACAATAAACGGCTTCCTCACTAGTGAAGTCCAACGCTTGATTATCTATCGCAAAAACTGCCATGCTACAAATATAGCTATTTTAGTATTACCAAACAATAGTTTTAGAGTAGTCTAAAATTAAACATTGGCCCTTAGAAGTTCAAAGTTAGCTGCACCCGTTTTCAGGTTGTACTCCAAATTCAGTATGTAGCCGTAAATGTGGTCTGTATCCGTTTCGCTAAAGCCTATTAAGTTATACGGACTGTTACGGATATTTACAAACTCGCTAAACGATAAGACGTACTCAAAACTGTAAACTTCAGGAATCCAATATGAAGCAAAGTCGCCACTTACAAAGTCTTGATTTTCGATAAGTAAAGCACCGTCAAAGTTGCCCAAGCAGTTAGTTAATTCTGTGGCTTCTAAAGTAATATTACCCTCACCACTTTGAAAGCGTACATCTTCTAATGGTTTCCTAAATAAACCGCCTGTAAAGGCTTTTAACTGCCTTAATAGATTACGTGCTGGCGAGTACCTTAGATTGTAAGTTGTTGAAGCATCTAATATATTTGCTACGTTGCTAAAGTTTTCGTCTTTCTCACACGTATCAAGTTCATTTACATCGTGCTTTAACGCTAATATAAAGTTATCCGTATCAAACTTCCAATCTTTTGTACTTACAAGCCTTCTGCGTGTACTTTCTATTGCATAGCTGCCACCTATGTACGGGCTAATCTTATCTATCCTGTTTTTGCGTTGTACTTTAGGTAATGAGTAGCTGTGAATGCTGTTAGGTTCTTCTATACCGTTTACATCTTCTGTTTCCCATTTCTCATATCCTATTTGCACCTCATTAAAATATTTGCTTTGAGCGATACGCATTTCAAAAGACGGCACGTTGTTTAAGGTCTTGACTATTGTACTTTGGTAAAAGTATTCAATAGGCTCAACAATCATTTTGTTATTTAGCACCGCCCAACCGATACCGTGTAAGCTATCCATGCTGTCTAGTAAGTCTTGTATGCTTACAATAATAGCGGAGCGTTCATCGGTGTACTGTCGTAGCTTTAACCCGTTGGTTATGGCTGTATAACCCCCACACCCCGTTACAGGGTAGCTAGTTGGCTGCGAGTTGGTGCGTCCAAAGTAATCACTTCTAAAGCTGCTAGGCTCGTTTGTGGTGGCGTGTGTTAGCCTTGCAAATAATTCGTGTATTGCCCATGCTTTTGCTTCTGTAGGCTCAAACTGTGAATTGGTTTCTAATCGTAAGAATGCTTTAGTATAATTCCAAGCCCACTCAACTGTATAATTAAAGCTTGGCGCACCTGTTGTTAATCCGTACCCAGTACCGCCAGCCGTACCCCATGCAAGCCAAACCCTGTCACCTTCATTTAGCGTTATTTGTTGGTTTCCACTAGATGAAAAAGGCAAACTTACTACCCTAGCAAATTCCCCAACAAAACCAATGTTGTCTAATTGAATTAGTGTTGCTGTGCTTAAATCTTGACCATAAAATATTCTAAGCCCTAATATACCAGCAAAACCCCTTGATTGTGGTGTTTGTGGCAATGGCATGGTATCTGTAAATACCCCTTCAAAATCCCAAATCATATCCAATACAATAGGGTATTGAACGATTGGGTCGTTTGCAACATAAAACTCTTGTATATTGCTGTCTTGCGCTAATAATGTACCTACCCTTACATCAGATATAGATGGGTTATCTACTATGGTACTTAAATCATTTATGCCCGATAGTATGCCATTATTTACCCAAGCATTATAGTTAAGCCCTTGTACTACAGTTAATGTTGTAGTTCGTGTAAAAGGATTGTCTTGCCTTAATTCAGATGCTAAAAATATAGTACGGCTGTGCATATTTACATCGTAGCCCCCATAGGTGTAGTTGTTTACATTGCCACCGTCTAATGTTGTGGGTTGCTCTAAGTTAATCGGGGTTTCTATCCTACGCCTTATCTTTACGCCTACATCAAAATTGTCAACAGGCACGTTCAATACGCACCTTTTACGGATTAAGCTATTGAGTTGTAAGATACCATTAAAGACTAATTGCCCACAATACAATACTTCTAGTATTATCTCTACATCCGCACCGTTGGTTTCATATTCTGCATTGATAATTTCAAAGCCCCCACCATCGCACCAAAAGCCTAAATCTATGCTAACTTCTTGGCTTATACCGTGCCATTGTTCATCACGTGTTAAAGTCAATGCAATATCTTCCCATCCTTCTGGGTCACGGGTTAATACGGTTCTATTTCCGCTGTATAGTAGTGTAAATTGGTAGTTCATAGTTTGCAAGTTACGTCACTAAAAGTCTTATCCATTATTTTACTAAATAAATAAGTAGCTAAATAGGTTAATGGCTCGTCATTATTTGCATCCAACTTTACATCAACACAATCTAAAATATGTACGGCTGCATGAATACACTCATGTA